CTTCGTTTTCTATCTTAGGTCGTGAAGTGTGGTATTCCAAAAACAATGCTCCTATAAAGGGCATTGTTTGGGGTATTTATTACGGAGATGACTATACTTTGACTACGAATTTTACTACTATCAAAATGAGAAATGGCGACAAGATTCGAGATGAATTAGTCTTTGAATCTAAAGAAGAATGTGTTTCTTACATTATCGAGGTAATTAGTGCAGAATAATGAATTTTGATTTTAAGCGCTTAAAAAATGATAGTCAATACTTATATCATTAAAATATAGTTAATCGTTTCTAGGGCAAATTTGAGCGCTTAATCGCAAAATAAAGAACGTTTATTAGGTTAATTTTTGAAATCACTGTAAAAAGGACACTATGAAAAGTGTCCTTTTTTTTCTTGCGTCATACTACAATCTGCTCCACATCAAAATATGGGAATGGATTTAACTCCTTGTCCATAAGATGTTCCGCAAAATCCCAAGCTGCTCTTTCAGTTTTAAACTCTTTAGCCTCCTGAGAACTGACTGCAAACATTTGATTTCCGCTTGCGTCTTCTTTATAATAAAGTCCTGATGGCTCTTCATCAAAGCGTAGCCAAGATATTACAAATATACCTTTAACGTTAAACGCAGACTTTTTTATCTTTTTACCAGTTGTGTTAAATTTTCTTGCCATTAGAATAAACTTCCTTGTTTGTATTGTTTTTGTTCTTTTTTAGCTTCTATCTTTTCTTTTTTTGCGTGCTTGACAAGAAGCCTTTCAGCTTCATTGAATCCTGCATAAGAGCAAGTTAGATTTTTTATCTTGGACACGTTTTTGTATCTCATATTGTATTCACGAAGCCTTGATATGTCGTAATCAGGAGAATCTTTACTCTTGCTTATTTGTATGCAGTCAGACTCTCTTACGCAGAATATATCATAAGCTGGATGCTTCTTTGCTTTTTTAATAGCGTCAACATAAACAAACAAGTGATATATTTCTGTCTCGTAATGAAGGCAGTGAACGAATCTTGATTCCATATATCTAAGTATTATAGAAGGTACATTTATAGCCCATTCTTCGTATATTCCGCAAGACTTAAAGTCTGAGTCATAATACTTAATACTGCAATAAACCTCCGAAGGAGTACATGATTTGTTAATCCAATACTCCTCTTTAGTTTCTTTTATGGTAGCTTCAACTCTTTCCATTAGAATGGCAAGTCATCGTCTTCAAAATCTGGCATGATTGGCGCTTTTTTCGAAGCAGTGGCTTGCTGATTTCCGCTTCCTGCTTTTGGGGCAGCATATCCACCAGAGTTTCCGCCTTTTTTTGCACTAGACCTTGCTTGAGCATCTTCTTCTGATTCGATAGAGAAAGAGATAAATTTTCCTTTTTGTCCAGTTTTAGTCCAAGATGAAACATAGTATTTGACTCCATTTACAACAAGACTTCCGCTTCCATCTGGAAGTTTATCTGCATTAGGCTGACCTTTTGCAATCGCAGCTTTTTTGTATTCAGAAGGGAATATTGCTCCTCTTTTTTCGTTATCGTATGATTGACCTTCGTTAGCCATATAGATTTACTCCTTTAGAGTTTATGTGTATTGTTTTGTTTCTTGGTACGAGATAGAAATCAACTCCATTCTCGTATTTGTTTTTTATAGCTTCTTTTACAGATATATTCTGAATAGAATTATTTGGATTGCTACTTACCCAGTCCTCAAGCTGAAGCTGAAGGGCTTTTTTGTCTGTTTCTAATAGTATATAATAGCCAAGATTAATGGCTCTTCTAAACTCTTGTATAACAAATTCTTTTGGAACGCCTTTTACGCTTCCTTCTTTACGCTTTAGCATATATTGGAGATTGGTTTCTTTATCAGAAAGCTGCTTCTTCATCAATGTACGGTAATCCTTCTGAGCTTCTAATCTCAGAAGGATTTTTATTAATGTCTTTAGCAAAGATTAATTTATTGCCTTGTTGAACAAGATGGACAAAGTCGCCTTCGAGTCTTTGCCTTCTGTTTTTAATCTGAGAAACATATACAGAATCATAGAAGACCATATTGCCCTCGAAGTCTTTTACTTGTTTCCCATCTTTAGACCGAAGCTCTGGATATACGTTAGGTCTGAAGAGTGTTGTTACAACAAACGCATCTTCAAATACTTCTGTAGCTCCTTTTAGATCTTCTTCTCTTAGTATTGACCTCCAGCCTTCTCTATCTTTAGACTTATTCGGCTGAACTGCAAACATTCCAAATATATTTAACTCACTACACAAGTCTGTCAATCTATTACTAACTTCTATTTGAGCTTCTAGCTTATGTCTTGAGTCAAATCCAGCAACTCTCACTCTTCCCAAGTGGTCAACAGAAAAGAAATCTATTCCAAACTTGGCGTGATAGTATCTTATATCTTGGATTATATCGTGAAGATACTTGTGAGTCGTTATAATCTTTATGTTTTTAGCCTTCTCTCCAATATCATAAGCCATTAGTCTTTTTGCAGCTTCGTTTACTGTATCTTCTAAGTGAAAGTTAAGACCCTTGTATCCGCAATAGGCAAGCATAGCTTCTTTCATTTTTATATAGAAAGTCTTTCCTTGTCCAGGTCTTGCGAAAATAAGTTCTGTTGTAGATCTTGCTCTTCCGCCTATTCTGTAGAAGATATTATCGAAAACATCAACGTCATAATGAAGCAACTCAAGAGCGTCTTCTTCGCCAACTTCTGTAGGGTCTATGCCAACTTCTTCGTATCCAGTATAAAGGCCTTCTGAGAATTTTGATGAACGAGCAAGTACTTCATCGACTGGCGTTGATGGGTCTGCAGACAATATCATCAAGTCTTTTGACCTATTATATATCGACCTCCTGAAGGTGTAAGATTTAAGTATTCTTACCTTTTCTTCATGCGCATCAATTTTTGAATATAAGGTACACATATCAATTTCTAATGTGTATTCCTTGTAGTCTTTTACTTTTGTCCTAAATAAGTCTTCAACTCCAGCTCTCGACACAGAACGAGTCTTGTCGTACAAAGCTTTTGCTACTGCAAATATCTTGTGCCTTATAGGGTTGTAGAAGTCTTCAGGTGTACATGAATCAAATATATACGGAGCTGCATAACTAGATTTCAGAGATATTCCGAGAATGTCTCTTTCTGTATCTTCTGAATGTATGTTATCTCCGTTTGTCATAATACTCTTCTTTTGTGAGTTACTGCATAAACATCTTCCGTTTGAGAAGATTTGTTAAAATTGCTATTGTTGTCTTTTCTTGTATCTATTAAAGACTTTGCCGAAACTCTTATGGAGAATCTTATAACGTCAATTGGACTATCCATCTCGGATAAAAAGGCTAGCTCCTCTCTTGCGGTACTTTCGCTAACTGGCTCTTTTTTCTCGCGCTTACGATACTTTAGCCAATCTTTATAAGCTTCATCAAAGCCGTCTATTCTCAGGAGGCTTTCAGGAACATCTTCTGCTTTGTACCGATATTCTACAACAAACTTCTTTTTTTCTGTATTCCCTTCTGAAATTGAAATAATTAAATCTATTATAGTTCCGTTAAAAAATATTAAGTCTATATAGTTTATTAGTTTTAAGTTATTAATAGTATATATATAGGAGTTTTTTAGGGCAATTTTAGAAAATAATCGCATATTTTCAGCTCTTTTTTTAGCTAAATCGTTTAAAACCAATAGGTTAAGCGATTTATGTAAGTGTAAAGATATTTTACATATAGTGCCTTTATCGTGTAAAGTTTCTTTACATTCTTCGTTTATGGTGTAAAGTTTCTTTACATTCATAAAAATTCGGTCAAAAAATAGATTTCCAAAATATTTACTATTATGTAAAGTTTTTTTACATGACAAACTATCATTCTGTAAAGTTTCTTTACACGATAAACTACCATTCTGTAAAATTTCTTTACACGTGTTTTTTGGCATATCGAAGCTAATTGTGCCAAATTCAACCACATCAGGAGGGGAAGATTGTAATAATTTCTCTACAAAGCAGACGTTTATTTCTTTCCATACTCTAATCTGCTCTATATGTCCTAAGAATTTTAATCCTTCAAGAGCTGTATAAACAGTAGGTCTTGATAATTCAGTATGACCCGAAATATAAACTACCTCAAGGTTTAAATGTGTTGTCATTTGCTCGTAACACTTTTCTATAAGAAACAAGAGTAGTTTTTTTTCAGATGTCTTCATTGAATTATCGCCAAGTGCGATTTCTATCACTTCTTCTTTTATCATATTGGTAAGTATGTTTAAATTGATTATGTAAATATATATATATCAAAACTGTATATACAATGCTATTTAAAAATAAAAATAGCGTTCAAATTTGCCCTAAGAACGCTTAAAACCAAAAGTTTGATATAATATATACCTAACTATATTTTAAGCGCTTAAAATCGAAATTCACCTTTTTTTAACATTCTTGGGAATGAATTTAAAGCCAGCTCCAGACGCATAGGCAAAAATTCCTATTGCATCTGCTGTATTATCATCATGTATCTTCAATGAGAATGCTTTAAATCGCCTTGCGCAGAAGTCTTTAGCATGGTGCATCATTGCCATCTTGCTTGCGTTCCCGTCATTTGTCAAGGCTTTTTTAATTGCCTTAACTCCAACTCCAGTATGCTCTACTTTGAAAACCTGGCACGCAAATATAACCATAGCAGCATAAGCTCCATGAGCTTGTGTGGCATAAGTAGTGGTTGAAAAGTTTAACTCCTCATAGTAAACGTGGTCTACGGAGAAAGTCTCGATCTTTTCTTTTACAAATTCATGCAATCTTGAAGGTATGCTTTCTTTGTTTGGATTAGATATTGAGAAGTTTATAGTGCCAAACTCAAGAATAATTCCATTGTCATATCCTATGCAATAGCCAGTCTTGATGCCTAGATCTAGGCACAAGACTGTTTGTGTTTTTTTTAATACTTCCATACTATATCAAATGTGTTTCTTACTTGTGAAAATCCAGATATTCTGGAGAATAATTTTCTAGTATCTGCTTCCATAATTGACATAAATCTTATGTTAATCTGGTGCTTTATAGCATACTCTTTTACACAAGATACAAATACTCTAAGAGTCTCCTCGTTGAGAAAAAAGTATAAAGCCATTACGCAGACTTCTTTTTCTTTTACTGTAACAACAGCTTTAAAGTCTTCATTATAAACTTTATAGCAATCTGTGCCTTCTGCATTGTATAGCATATTGACCTCCTGATACCATTTGGCATCTTCCATAAAGTATCCGCATTTTGCAGTTTGGTTTCTAAAATAATCCAGCTTGGTGTCCATGTTTGTCAAGTTCTTTTGTTGAGTCGTTTCTTAGTACCGAGCCTTTGCCGTACTTTTCATTATCAATCCTTTGGCATGAAAGACCGAAGTATTCTTCGTCTATCTCCATCCCGACATATTCTATCGAGATATTAAAATTAGCTTTATAATATATAGCTTCCGTTATATATCCTATAATGCTTGAAGCAGAACCTACGTTTGTGTCAAGAACTCTCTTTATAAGAGTCTCTCCTTCGTGTGGCTTTACTGACTTCTTTCCTTCTTTTATTATAAACTTCTCAGCTATAAATCTATAAAGGTCAATAGGCTTCTGTGTAGGATGCAATCTAACTTCTTTGTTTTTCATATCCTTCTGAAGCATACCGTTCCATTTATAGGAGTATTTTCTTACTGCACATTTAAAATTAGTCCAAGCTAATTCGCAGTCTGCAAAGTCGTTACCTTCGTTTTGTTTATCCCATACTATCCAGCATGATGTTGCACCCAATACTGGGATAGTATCGTAAACTGGATCTCCAAAGATATATTGAGAAGGTTCAGATTCTTCTTCGCATAGAGACAAATAATAATTGCCTCCCCATATAATTTGATACTTTGATATTCTTTTCAACTCTTGAAAATACTCAAGAGTAGGAATATTTTTATCCCATTCTTTAGGAGTGTATTTTTTCGAAGGCGCAAGAGATTGTGTCTTTTGACCTTTAAATCCAGTCTTGGCTCCACGAGAATGGTTTTTTGCTCCATCCTCGCCTATACCATACGGAGGGTCTACAACCGCTATGTCGAAGTAATTATCTGAAAACTTTTTCATCATTTCGACATTGTCTCCAAGATAATATACTCCAAACTCTGTTTTGTGAGACTTATATCCTTCGAGTTCTATCTGCTTCATCTTTGCATACTTGCTTTCATATAGTCTGATATTTTCTTTATATCAACTTCGTCAACCTCATTTAACCTTCTGCTTCCTATTGATACGCCAAACAAGCCTCTAATGGCTAAGTCTTGCATATTGACAGGAAGAGTAGTTTTTATTGACATAAATCTTGTAAATGTCATAAACACTCCGAGTTCTATATCGTCTGTTATATCAATCCCGATTGACCTTGCTATGCCAATAAGAACTTTGTCACTTGGATTAAACTTTCCAGATTCGTAGTTGTATATTGTCTGATAGTCAACTCCGATAATCTTAGAATACTTTGCAGCAGAGATATTGAGTTTGTTTATTCTAATATTCTTAATCCATTCTCCGATTGTATTAGAAGTTTTTTCCATGCTTATAACCTCTTTCCAAGTTGTACATTAATTTTAAGTAAATATGAGCTCCGATATTAATCTCATTTCTTCCAGCAAAATCTAAAAGTCTTATTATTGCATCTGATATTTCATCTTCTAATGTGTCTTTATAAAACTGCTCAAAAAACTGTTTAAAGTTCTCTTGGTTTTCAAATACGAATCCTACTTGAGTCTTGCAAGTCTTTCCTTTTCTTATAGCTTCGATAGCTTCACTTATCTCTCCAGACGCAAGTGCGAGTGATTTTACATTAATCATATCCTCGAAGTATCTCCTGATATTGTCGCTTGCTCCAACTAGGTTTTCTGCTATCGCAAGTGGCTCGTCATAGAATCCTCTATCGAAGTTGTCTCTATATATCTCTTCGCATAGTGTTGAAAAGAAATCTTCAATTTTTTCCATTTGCTCTTTGCTTAATAAATCTTCCATATTTATATTATTTTTATTGGTTCTTGTATTGCTTTTTTAAATATATCAAAGTTCTTTTGATTTAGCTTCTTATTTGATGATATTTGAATCTTGTCGCTAACATCAGGAGGCAAAGAATTTTGAAACAAGTCTGAAAAATCTTTAGACTCGCCATCTGAAGCATGATGTATAGAACACAAGTGTACTATAATATCTTTACGCTTATTCTTGATAACTGTCGCAGTTTCCATTGCCTTGATAAACGAAGATTCATCGTCACAGTCTATTAGAAGCTTTATGTTTAAAGCATAGTCTTCATGCTTGACAGATTCAATTTGATCTTGTTGTATTTGAGATATTTCTTTTATATGTTCATTGGAGTTCATTCCAAAAACGTTATAGTTAAAGTTCAAATACTCAGCAAGGCTCATTGCTTCTCTAGGAGACTTGGCTATGATTAAAAGATTGTCCTTCTTCATTTTTTTACTATGACCAAAGAAAGATTCTGTAGCAGAACTTCCTTTTATATGTCTTACTATCTTTTCAGAAGAACGCCTATATAGCATTACTCCAGTCCTATATGGTATAGATAGGAAGGTATTTATAAGAAAAGACTTTCCAGATCTTCCTAAATCATAATCTTGATACGAATACAGTCCGCATCCATATCTAAGAAGTGTATTTTTACTAACTATTCCATCATACCAGAAAGTATAGTCAACAACAGAATCTGAGGCTTCTCTTAGCTTTTCATTCATCTTCTTTGTATGTCTCATTGTAAACTCGTTATAAAACGGCTCTTTTTTAACATTCCTTGAAGTGTCTTCAAACACTGGAGCTTCGCTTAGATTTCTTCCGATTATTTCTTCTATACGAATGGCAATATCTTTAAAAGACAATCCCATTTGATTTATTAGAAGTTTTATTATATCGCCAGAAAAGTTTGCGTCTCCAAAGTCGTTACATAGTCCATTATCAAGATTTATGCACAAGCTTGGCTTTCTATCTCGATAGGCTTTGTTTCTTATGTTATAGATTTCTCCAGAAGAGCCTTTTATGTTATACCCGAAAGCTCGGAGTACAGCTGCTCTTTCGAAGGGCAATAGCTTCTGGTTTAAACTCATAAGTTAAATATTGTATCTTGTTGCAATTATTGTTTTAAGTTCGTCAAGAACAGAATAGTTTTCTTCTTCTATCTCTACGCCATCGTGAACTTGAGATACTATGTTTTTTTTCTTCTGTATCAAAGCAAAAAGGTCTTCGTCAATAGAGTCTTTACCTATTGCATAATAGCAGTTAGTAAACTTCTGTTGACCGAGTCTGTTGCATCTATCTTCGGCTTGGTCGTGTATTGTTGACGTCCAGCCAAAATCTGTAAATATTACATTATTTGCAGATACTAAGTTTATCCCGAAGTTTGCAGCTTTAAGACTGCACACTATTATTCTGTCACGAATATTAGTAGGCGCATGATTTTTTTCAAACATCAAGTTTACAGTATCTCTTCTGTCATTTGAATCTTCGCCAAGTATCGAAAGGCATCCAAAATGCTTCTTTAAGGCGTATTGAACATCTATTATGCCTGAGAAGATTACAAACTTTTCGCTTTTTTTTCGTTTAGCCATCTCTTCTATCCAAGCGTAAATGCTTTTAAGTTTTCCCATTGCAGAAACGTATTTCAAAGCGTTGATAAACTCGAGAATCATCTCGTCTCTTTCAGGGGCAACATTCTCGTCTTTAGTTCCGTCAAATAGGTCAGAAACAGCAAGATTAGTGCGTTTATTCTTGTTCTTTTCAAATAGCCATTTTACTGGATTTCTCTCAGCTTCAGAATACTCGTCTCTTGTTGTTATGTCCATTTTTATAACCTGCGGAATAGACTTGCCTTTTAACTCCTTAGCTACATCTTTCTTAGTTCTTCGTACCATGCAAATAGCACGAAGTCTTTCATTCAATAGCTTAAGATTCTTTGCTCCATCTGTTTTCATTCCGTATTCAGTAAACTTCATATCGCAATACTTTTTCAAGAATGATGTGACTCCGCCAAAGTCAGATAGCCTATCAAGTATCTTCAACTGAGGAATAAGATCTTCTGGCTTATTTTCTATAATAGTTCCAGACAATAAAAATATAAACTGCTTATCTTTCGCAATGTCGTAAACGTTCTCAAAGCGTATAGACTTCTTATTTTTTGTTCTGTGACTCTCGTCTACAACAATACCTTCAAACTTCATCGACATGAGGTTTTTCTTATACTTGCCAAGTTGCTCATAGTTCATTACGTAAACATGGGCAGATGTATCTATTAGATTTCCAACGAGCATCTGTACTTTAACTCTTGGAGTCCATTCGTTAAATTCTCTCTTCCATTTTTTTACTACAACAGAAGGACATATTACCAACATTGGATATACTCCAGCAGTCCATGCAGCAGCTATAACTTGAGCAGTTTTACCAAGACCCATGTCATCTGCATTTATACATCTTTTAGATTTTATCATATACTCGACTCCAGCCTTCTGAAATGGATATAATCTCTTCCCATCTGTGCTTACCAGATCTGGAATAACGAAATCGCGACTCGCAGACTTTGCTGATGATGCACTTGCAAAGAAGTCCTCTTTTGTCTTGTAAGACTCAATAGTCTGTATAACTTCATCTGTTACAGATTCCGCTATTCCAGACTCGATAAGCTTACGAAGAACTAAAGAGGACTCCTGCCCTATCGGAGCACTCCAGTTGTTCTTATTAGGGTTAAACTTTACTCCAGCAATATTTTTTAGGGCATAGACTTTCTCTTTATCGTACTCAAAGTCAAATACGAAGTGTCTATATTTTCTGGCTTGCTTTACTGAGATATTCATACTATCCTATTCCGAGTTCGCAGAAGAGTTCATCCATCGAAGGATCTGGTTGGGCTTCGATTGCAGTGGTCGGATTCTTTGCTTCGGCTTTTGGCTCGGTTGCATTCTCTTTCTGAGCAGGCTTTTTTGCGGAAGATTCAACGTCTTTCTTTTCATCAGAAGGCTTTTTAGATTCTGGCTGAGAAGAGTGTTCGCCAATATCGTTTACTGGTTTTGCAGTTTGCAATCCAGGAATTGACTTCTCTTCTGATAGTTGTTCTTTAGAAGCAGCTGCGCTAAGACTTTCAACATAAGCTTCAAACTTTTTTAGGTCTGTTTTCTTTGATTGAGCGTCAGAGTGCTTCATGTTCATTATAGCTTTATAAGCATTTGCCCTGCTAATGCTAAACCAATTTTTTAGCATCCAATTCTGCATCTTTTGGTCAGCGCCTTTAAAGAAGTCAGCCATTTCTTGCCTTTGGTCTAAAGTAGCAGGCTCGTTATGTCCTAAGATAGCAAAATCAGGAAGTATAGGAGGCGACCATTTGAACCAAGAGTTTCCTATTTTTACAGAATTATCTCCTGAGAAGTGAACGACAGCCATAGTCTTTTCAAGCTCGTATAAGTATCTGCCGATACCCCATTGAACTGCAGCTCTTTTCATTGCATTTGAAAGACCTCCTTTGAACGGCTCAAAGTCAGTAAACTCTGCTCCATCATATTTGGTAATCCATTCTCCATTATGCTTAATAGATATGCCAGTAGTAAATCCGTTTAGAATAGCATCGTAAGTCTTCTTTACTCCGTCTATCCATCCAGTCTTTTCGTTCTTTACAGCACGCAAGGTTGGCTCTGTATTCTTCCAGCCCATAGTGCCTACTACTTCATCAAGGCGGTTCATTATAGCCCTATTAGAAACATAGCAGAAAAGCAATATCTTAGCTTCTCCGTTATATTCTTTTTTCTCTCCAACACGCCACTCGAGTTCCTCTGGATAGAACGGCTTGGATAATTCTTCTTCTATTCTGCTAGATTTCATATTATTATTCTCCATCGCTTTCATCTTCATCTTCGTCTGACACTATGTCAAGCATATTACCTCCTTTTGCAAGCTCATTTGCTGCATACGGAATATTTAAGTCAATTAAGTATTCTCCGAATTTGTTTTCTTCGTTCCAGTCTTTGTATCCAATAGCCTTGCCTGAATCAATATAATCTGCAACTTGCCTTAACGCATCTTTATACATTTTTCTTCCAAGTCTCATTTCATCAGAGTCAACTTTAACTCGATAAGGTTGAACGTAAGCAAGACTATTTTTCTCAGCAAACCACATTAAAGAAGCTTTGACCTCTATGCCATGATAGGCAAGACCATCTATGTAAAGCGCTCGTTGCATATGGTAAAGATATTTCTTAACACTATGGAGAACCGAAGCTGGATGCGCAGATACGCATGACTTTAAGTCATTTTCAAGGTTAGGAGTTAATCTGTCAATTCTTCCTTTCATAGGAAGCCCAAATTCCTTGTCTGTCCAGAAGAGGCTTATTTCTGAGTGACCATCTTTGTCTTCCATTATCTTTCTCAGTATAGGATTTCCAATAATCGAAGACTTTATTCTTTTTGCAAGTGTAAAGTCTTGGTCTGATATAATACCTATTTTTTTAGCTTCGCAGTATGCTTTGAACTTTTTTCCTACCTTTGTTGCTCCGTTTGTAAAATACGAAACTCCTTTTTCCTGAAGGTCTTTCATTTCTTTTTCATCGAAGTCAATATCACCAAAGTCAGCAAGAGTTTCTTCTACATTTTGCGGACAATAGTATTTGCCATAGAATGAAGATTCCTCGAAAACAAATTCATGCAATACCCTTCCGAACTGCATATCTCTTGTCTCAGAAGGCTTCTGAAATTTCATTTCATGCAAGAAATGCTTAAAGCTATTCTTTTTAATCTTGCTTAGTGATGAGAAGTTGTAAGCTTGCGTATTTGCATATTCCTCGAAAGGAGAGTTAGGAACTATTTTGTCAACGTGCTGAAGCCAAAGGTTATTTTCCTTGAAGATTTTAAAGTTACTCATAATGTGTAATTATTGAAGATTTATTGTTAAGACTGATTTTTTCAGTCAATTTTATTAATCTTAATTTATGCTAATTTTAGTATAAAACAAAATAGAATTTAATGCTATTGAACTATATATATATATACAGTATTAAGCGCTTAAATTTTAATTTTAAGACTATATATATATTTATTTGATATTATACTAAGATTATATATATTAAGTCTGTCAAATGACAAATTTTAACCTTAATTAAAACCTTCACACAATGGAACAAATCCTAATAGGCACACAAGATAGCCTAGTAAATATCTTGAACTTAGATGTTGATGACATAAAGTTCGGAGACATAATGAACAGTCTTCAAAAGCAATGCCGCTTTAACGGCAGAACAAGGATACATTATAGTGTGCTAAAGCACAGTCTTCTTGGCGCTATGATAATGCACGAGTCTTCTACCGCTGAAGAGGTCTTGGCTTTTATGATTCATGACTTCGCAGAATCTTTTACTGGCGATATAATAGCTCCTATAAAGAAGATGTTTCTAGGTCTTTACGAGATCGAGAGAAAGATAATGCAGACGGTCTGCCAGCGATATGGCATAAGCGAAGAAGTATTGTATTCTGACAAGATAAAAAAAATAGACAAGTTTATGTGCGACCTCGAGGGTAACAGACTTGTATCAAATATAGTGTTCCCTTCTGACAAGAAGATTATGAACATGGCTGAAGATCTTCATCAGCAAGGGTATATATCTACATACGGATTTAATGCCATTGACGAGATTATGTGCATGGGATTTAGCGAAGAAAACGCAGATAAAACAAAGACAGCTTTTAGAAACTTGTTTCTATCTCAAAAAAACAGACAAGAACAAGGAGATAGTTTTCCTTTGTTTGGAATAGCTTTCGGAGATAATCCTTCCCAAGATGACGATATGATAGACGGAGATTATGACGGTGACGATGAAGAAGAAGGGATTTTTTAATGTCAGACATGAAAAAAGCCATTCAAGAAGTAAACGCAAAAGGATATAATGATAAAGTTTACGGAGGAATGTGGTTCGGGAAGCTTGCGTCTGAAGAATTTGTTCTTCTTACAAGTGATGCGATTGTCGCCTTTCTTACTACGCTAAAAAGAGAGTCAGACCTCGCAAGAGGGTATGTTGACTTTAATGATTATTCTGCAATATTGAAAGAAGAGTCTTCTTTTCAGGGGGCAAGATTCGTATATGTAGCAAACAATGATTATGGAGCTTCTCTTATAATAGCTTCAAAACTCAGATGGTCAGACATCTCAGAAAAAATAAAACAAATTATTAAATTAGGACAATTTTAAATGGAAACTCAAGAATTAGCTTTTTATAGCGAAGGCCCAAAAAACGAAGCTTTATCAATAGTATCATACGAAAAGAATATTCCATTAGAAGTATTGCCACTCGCTAAAAAGATGGCTCCTGCAAGAAAGTCAAAAGTGCTATCTGCGATTTCTGAAATATTTCAAATTGCAGAGTCGTGGAGTCTCCAGGTTGAGGAGATTAATATCGAATCTATCGAAGATACTAAGTCTATCGAGTTGGCAGAGATCGCCTATAAAAACACGAGAAGAGCAAGACTATCTTCTATGCGAGTATTCAAAGATGCCAGAGCTGAAGTTCATGCTATTAAAGTTGAGTACGATACAGAAGATAAGCTATTGCTCAAAACAAGCCAAATAGCTGAGATTCTTTTCAAGGAAATTGAGACTAAGGCTTATGATAAATCGCAGTATGTAGAGAAATACAACTTGGAGCAAAAAAAAATTAGAACAGAGAAGCGCCTTAATATTCTCCTTGAAAACGGATTCGATAGCGTTTCTTCTATGACTTACAGAGACATGGAAGATGATATGTTTGATGTTTTTTTGGGTGGCTTGAAGTACAAAAGGCAACAGCTTCAAGAAGAAGAAATTGCCGAAGCTGCAAGAGAAGAAGAAAGAAGACTTGCTATTGCTGAAAAGTATGAAATAAAAAGAAACGAAGATTCTATTATTGTGAAAGAGTCTCCTAATGTTCAAATGCACTCTGATGATGACTTTTTTACTGAGATGCAAGATAAAAGCAATGGCGCTAAATTTTCAAGGATATGGTCGGCATCTCCTTTTGTAGAATCAAAAAAGAGTTCAACTTCAAATAAAGAGCAAATGCTTTCTTGGGTAGAAAACTTTGGAGCTCCTTTCTTAGACTTAGAGTGTCCAGAAAAGCAGACAGTGTTAGCAAAGTTCGCAGGTTTTAAAAGGTGGGCTAAATTAGAAATCTCCAAAATGAAAGAATCATAATGCAAGTTAAGACAATAAAAAGAGCAGTTTATTCTAAAATGAAAGAATGGACTGCAACAATAGAAGATGTCGTTCTCGCAGAAGATGTTATGAACAATATAGTCGTATCAGGAGGCTGCATTGCATCAATGTTTCAAGGTCTTGATGTAAATGACTATGATGTTTACATACAAGATAAAGCTGTATTGAAAAGACTTTGTTTTTACTATATACAGAAAGCTTGTAAAACAGACCCTTCTATAAACAAAGTTCATGTAGTTTCATTTGAAGACAGGTTTAACTATTTATCTCAAAAAGATAAATCTTTTGCAGAGTTAATGGAAAATGGAGAGTCTGACGAAGACTATTCTGGTAATTTGCAAATAAGAGAAGTTTTACTTGTTGACAAGAATAGAATTAAAATAATCGGAGTAAGCAATGGAGCCAAAGTTGATTACAAAGACAAAGAGGTCTCTCCTTATTCGCCAATGTTCTTCTCTCCTAACGCTATAAGCCTATCTGATAAACTTCAGATAGTAGTAAGATTTCATGGAACTCCAGAACAGATTCACGAAACATTCGACTTCGTTCATGCTACTAACTATTGGACTATTAAAGATGGTCTTGTTCTAAATATAGAAGCATTGGAATCTATCTTGACAAAAAGACTAAAGTATAAAGGAAGTTTATACCCTATTACTTCTGTAATAAGAATGAAAAAGTTTATCAAGAGAAACTTTACAATATCGGCAGGAGATATTTTAAAGATGGCTATGCAAATATCTGAATTAGACTTGTCTAAGATAGATGTTCTTGAAGATCAATTAATAGGAGTTGATGTTGCATACTTCTCTACTCTTGTTAAAAAAATTATTAATTCAGGAGAAAAAACTATCACATCTCCTATGGTTAATAGGCTTTTAGATAAAATAGAAGAATATTTTGGAGGCGAAAATGAGCAAGATTCCTAAAAAACTAAAACTTCCAGCATTAGACGCTATATGCAATGATAGTAAATCTTGCTTTGCTTATCCTACAATTGGAGTAAAGTATCAAGAGTATAGAGGAAGAAAGTGCTTTATAGCCACAGATGGAAGCGTATTTGCCTGCTTTGACGCAAGGTCTCTAAATATAGAAGTAGAGTGTGCTGGCGACAAGGTGATACCAAGAGAAGCTTGGACTAAGTTTAGAAAAGCAAAGAGAGTTATACTTCAAGAAGGCAATATGTATATTTTATACTCAGACGGGAGAGAAGAGTATGTTTCCTATCTCAAAAACGAGGTTAAATTATGGGCTGGATCAAGAAGCCTTCTGATAAAAGAAGATAAGACTATATTCGATTCGGATAAAATCTTTTCAGAAGGTATTATGACTTCTTTTTTTAATGCAGAAACTTTTTACATAGCTTCTAAAGTGCTATGCTTTGACAAGGTTCACAAGGAAGTCATGCACTATTCTTGTCCTGAAAATCCGAACTTGTTATTATGTCAAGATGCTACTGATAGATTCGTAGTTGTAATGCCTTGTAAAAAAACAGATGTAAAGTACATGGAGTCTGCCGATTTTATCAGCAAGGTATTAAGAGAGGACAAGATTCCTTTTTAACAATTTTTTTTGGGGGGCTCGAGCGACACCGAAAACCCTGAAAAAATTTAGAGCTGCAGATTTAAGCGAATGATCTTCGTATAAAGTCTGTGGCTCTTCTTGTTTATATGATCTGGACTTCTTTTATATGTACAGAAATCTTCATTAAATTATAAAGCATCTTCTGTTTATCTGTGCCAGATCTTCTGAATTAAAATATTTATAAATCTTCAGTCATCAAATTTCGATTTTAAGCGCTTAGAAATAAATAGCTATATATTTACATTGCTTTTGGGTTTAAGTCTGTTAAATGGCAAATTTGGCTTATTGACGAATCTATTTAAGCGCTTTATATATATATATAGTTCCTCAAATATCATTTTATACCTTATATATATATATAGGGCAAAAATAAATTTGACTTTTAATCCTAAATAGCATATAATAGCCAAACGTTTTTAAGGAGTTGACAGACTGTCAGCAAATCTTCTAAGCGGAAAAATAAATCTTCAAATAATAAAGGATGCAGGAAATCCAAAACAGAAGCCTGTCAAGCATGAAGTATCTTAAAATAAATATCAAAATCTCCGAAAGCGTAGACTTTATAAAAAGCATAGAAGTTTCTGAATTTGAGTATTCTGAAATGCCAAAACTTGTTGGCAGTTCAGCAATGTCAAGAACGGGGGGTATTGCAATATCTCTTCAGTACAAAAACAAACGGTGGGAAGTGTCTCCAGTGTCTTATACGATACACTCGGGACGCGCAACTGGAAGGGGAGATTTTCAGATAGGCGGAAACGCCATCTTGTCAATAAATTGGGGTCATGGTCAAAACGAAGACGATATAAATCTTCGTCTCTATGGATTAAAATTAGAATACATAGCAGAGTCATTGACTATGTTTATTCAAGATAATATTTGGATAATCGAAAGATTCTTAAAGAGATGCGGAAGAGGTCAGCAGCCTTCCGTATTGTCATTTGTCGATGTTCCTCATCTTCAGGAGGAATCAAAAGCTCGTAAAAGAGCAAAATTTCAGGCTATGACAGGCTTGGATGTAAGCTGGGGTCACTGGTCTCCTGATATGAAATTTAAAGAGATAGAAGAGTCTGACAAAGATTCTTTTATCCCAGT